TGGCGTCAACTTCACCAGCGCCGAAATGGCCCTCCAGTTGGACGACTTCGCCGAGCGCGTGCTTAAGCCGCGTATCAGCCAGCTCGCCTCCAGCATCGACGCCGATGTGGCCAACAGCTTCAAGAAGGTCTATCAGTCGGTCGGTACGCCTGGCGTCACCCCCGGCACCTCGCTGGTTCTCTTGCAGGCCCAGCAGAAGCTGAACGAAGCCGCCGCCGGCATGGCCCCGCGCTACGCGACCGTCAACCCGGCCGCCAACGCTGGCCTCGTCGAAGGCATGAAGGGCTTGTTCAACCCGGTGGACTCCATCAGCCGCCAGTTCAAGAACGGCATGATGGGTGAAGGCGTCCTCGGCTACGACGAAATCAACATGTCGCAGTCGATCAAGCAGCACACCAACGGCTCGGCCTCGCGTTCGGACACCCCGATTGTGAAGACCACGCTCGTCAACGGTGCGACCAAGCTGACGCTCGACAACGTGACCGATGGCCTTACCCTCGTCCCCGGCGACGTGTTCACCATCGCTGGCGTGTTTGCGGTCAACCCGCAGACCCGCGAGTCCACTGGTTCGCTGCAGCAGTTCGTTGTGCAGAACACCGTCACCTCGGCTGCTACCGAGTTCGTGGACGTGGAGTTCCTGCCGGCGGTCTACGGCCCGACGCACGCCCTCGCCACGGTCAGCAAGCTGCCGGCCGCGAACGATGTCGTGACCTACGTGGGCGCCGCTAGCGGCCAGTACGCTCAGAACCTCGTGTACCACAAGGACGCGATTACGTTTGCCACCGCCGACCTTCTGCTCCCGCAGGGCGTTGACATGGCGTCGCGTCAGGTTCACAACGGCATCTCCATGCGCGTTGTCCGTCAGTACGACATCAACAACGACCGTATGCCCTGCCGTATTGACGTGCTGTATGGCTACTCGGTGATCCGTCCGCAGATGGCCTGCCGCATCTGGGGCTAATTCTTAACCTTATTCACGGAGTAACTAAAAATGGCACTTCCTAACGGTACTAGTGGCTATCAGGTTGGCGCCGGCAATTCTGCCGAGCCAATCATGGGCGTTCTTGGCCCGGTGACGGCGTACGCCGGCGCTTCGGGCACCATCGCGGTCGCCGATCTTGTAAACGGCGTGTTCTCGGTGGACGCTGGCAGCACGTCTGCGGGCACCTACTCGTTTGCGGCTGCGTCCCTTGTGGACGCCGCTGTGGCGAGCGCCCGCGTGGGCAGCACGTTTGACTTCTTCTGCGTCAACCTCGGTGACGACGCAGGAAACGACGTGACGTTCTCGGGTACGGGCTGGACGCTTGTGGGTTCGGCGGTGGTTGCTGACGGTACGTCGGCGCACTTCCGCGCTCGCAAGACCGGCGATGCGACCTGGACTTGCTACCGCATTTCGTAATGGCAAACGCCCCCTACGGGTGATACCGTAGGGGGCACTGCTCATAGGAGTATTTTGTATGCCTAATACTAAGGCGGTTGGCGTTGCGTTTTCGGACCCCGAGCTGGACGGCGCAGTAATTGGGTCGGCAGGCGGTACGGTCGGATTCTTCGGCACGACGCCGGTTTCCGAAGGTGCGGCTCTTACGGCCCAGCTTACGACGATTACGTCCACGGCTCCGTCTCCGGCCGACTTTGCGATTCAGGATTTGACTCAGACGACCCCGTTTGGCTTTGTTACTAAAAACGAAGGCAACACGGTGCTGTCGGTGATTGCAAATCTCCAGACTCGCGTTGCTCAGTTGGAGTCGCGGTTTCAGGCTTACGGGCTTCTGCCGTAACTATGAACATATATCTTCGCCATCCCGTGCATGGGCTAAAGATAGCCATTTCCGATTTGGAAGCGGCTATGGACTACGAGCACGGGTGGGAAGAATATGACCCAATGGAACCGGCGGCGCAGGAGGAAGACCCTGCTGCGTCGCCGGAACCTATGCCGGTCGTTAACGAGCTAAAGGCGCGTCGAAAGCGGAAGGAGTAAGCCATGGCGACAGCGGGCGATCAAATCAACGGGGCGCTGCGTCTGCTGGGCATCTTGGCTGAGGGCGAAACGCCGTCGGCTTCGATGGCACAGGACGCACTTTCGGCGTTCGATCAGATGGTGGATAGCTGGAACACCGAGCGCCTCGCCGTGTTCTGCACCCAAGACCAGACTTACATGTGGCCTGCCGGCGAGCGTATTCAGACGCTTGGCCCGTCGGGCGATTTTCTTTATTTGCTTGGCACTCAAAGCGAAGTGCCGATTACCACGCAAGACGATGACTACATTTCCGTCGAAGACGGGAACAATGTGGCGCAGCGTCCGATCTTGCTTGATGATTCGACCTTTTTCCGTGACCCGTCCACAAACGTGTCGTACGGCATCAAGTTTATCAACCAGCTGCAATACAACAACATTGCAGTCAAGACCGTGCAGAGCACCTATCCGCAGGTGATGTTCGTCAACAATACGTTCCCGAACATTTCTATGTCGGTCTATCCGGTGCCAAATCGGATGTTGGAGTTCCACTTCATTTCGGTGCAGCGGCTGTTGGACCCTGTGTCTCTTAGCACCGAAATCCTCATGCCGCCTGGGTACCTTCGGGCGTTTCGGTATAACTTGGCGTTGGAGTTGGCACCGGAGTTTGGCGTTGAGCCGGCGCCGGACGTGCGCCGCGTTGCGATGTACAGCAAGCGTAACCTCAAGCGCATCAACAACCCCAACAACGTTATGGCGATGCCGTACAGCATCATCGCCCGTCGCAATCGGTACAACATCTACGCCGGTAACTTTTAATGAAGACGCCGATCCTGGGCTCGTCTTACGTTGCGCGCAGCGTAAACGCCGCCGATGCTCGGATGGTGAACCTCTACCCCGAGGTCATCCCCGAGGCCGGCAAAGAGCCTGCGTATCTTCAGCGTTGCCCCGGCTTGCGGCAGTACATGGACGTGGGCTCCGGCCCCATCCGTGCGCTGTATCCTTTGGGCGACAATCTGTACGTCGCCTCGGGGAGCGAGTTCTACAAGGTTGACGCAGGGCTTAACGCTACCAAGCTCGGCGACATCGCCGGTACTGGTCCGGTGTCGATGGCCGACAACGGTATTCAGATTTTTGTGGCGTGCAACCCCGTTAGCTACATCTACAACAGCAATACCAATGTCTTCCAGCAAATCACCGATCCTGACTTTCCCGGCGCCGTGACGGTCGGCTACCTAGACGGCTATTTCGTCTTCAACGAACCTAACAGCCAGCGCATCTGGGTGACGGCGCTGCTCGATGGCCTCTCCATCGACCCGCTCGACTTTGCGAGCGCCGAAGGTTCACCGGACGGCTTGGTGTCGATCATTATCGACCACCGCGAGGCGTGGCTGTTTGGCACAAACTCGGTCGAGGTTTGGTACAACTCCGGCAACCCCGACTTCCCGTTGGAGCGCATCCAAGGCGCCTACAACGAAATCGGCTGCATCGCGCCGTACTCGGTTGCCAAACTCGACAACAGCGTGTTCTGGCTGGGTGCCGACGCGCGCGGTCAGGGTGTCGTCTATCGCGCTCAAGGCTACCAAGGCGTGCGCGTCTCGACCCATGCGGTCGAGTTCGCCATCCAAGGCTACGCCGACATGTCCGATGCGCTGGCATACACGTACCAGCAGGACGGCCATGCGTTCTACGTCCTTATCTTCCCTAGCGCGGAGACGACGTGGGTGTACGATGCCGCGACGGGCGCGTGGCATGAGCGTGCGGGGTTTGCCAAAGGCAAGTTCAGGCGGCATCGCTCCAACTGCCATGCCCGCTTCAAGGGTCAGCCGGTTGTCGGCGACTTCCAGAACGGCAATCTCTACCAGTTTGATCTGCGGTACTTCCGCGACGACGAGCAGGAGCAGCGTTGGATGCGCCGCTGGCGCGCGTTGCCGACAGGCGCCAATAACTTGACGCGTACCATCCATCACCAGTTGCAGCTAGACTGCCAGACTGGTGTGGGCGGTCTGTACGACGATCCGTCATTCTTAACGCAGCAAGCGTCAGGGTTGGTGTTGCAGCAAAACAACGGCGGCATTATCGTCGAAGGCGAGCCCAACAACAGCGTGCCGCATCCGCAGGTCATGCTGCGCTGGTCGGACGACGGCGGGCATACGTGGAGCCATGAGCGTTGGGAGTCGCTAGGGCCAATCGGGGCCACCCAAACCCGCGTCATCTGGCGCCGCTTGGGCGCTACGCTTAAGTCGCGTGACCGGGTGTACGAGCTGACAGCTGCCGATCCTATGGTGACGGCTATTATGGGCGCTGAACTGCGGCTCTCGCCGACGGCGGCTTAATGAGCAATACGACCAATATCCCGGCACCCCGCGTTCCGTTCATAGACGAGCGGACGGGCCTCATTTCGCGTGAATGGTTCCGGTTTCTTAATAACCAATTCACGCTGACAGGCTCAGGCACGACCGCCGTTTCGCTTGCCGATCTGGAACTGACAACGACGGACGGCGTAGTTGACGCCGAGTTGGCTCGATTTCAGTCTGAAATTAAGGCGTTGCAGTTGGCACCCAAAGCGCCGGAACCAAACCCAATTAACTACGGATCGTTTTTCTCCGATCAAACTCAAACGGCGACTACGATCAATACGGCTAAGGCAATCAGCTACAACAATGCGGATACGGCCTACGGCATTTACCGCGATCCAACGGATAACACCAAGATTAAAGTATCCCGCCCCGCCATATACAACGTCCAGTTTTCTATCCAAGTTGACAAGACCTCGGGCGGTACGGGCAATTTTTACATTTGGCCAGCCATCAACGGCACCGCGGTGCCTAACTCAGCTAGTCTGGTTCAAATCCAAGGCAACAACTCCGAAATCTTCTCGGCGGCAAACTTTTTCCTGCCGCTGTCTAACGGCGATTACTTTCAGTTATATTTCTCCGTCAGTGACTTAAGCGTGCAATTGCAGCACTTTGCCGCTTCGGCCCCCGTGCCCGCGATTCCGTCCATCATCTTAACCGTGATGCAGGTATACATATGAGCGTGTTTCTCTCTCCTTTTGCCGGTGTTGGGGCGCAGTTCTTTGACAACAACGGCAACATTCTGTCAGGCGGTAAGATTTGGACCTATACCGCTGGCACCACGACCCCGCAGGCGACCTACACGGACTCGTCGGGCGCAACGCCGAACACGAACCCGATTGTGCTGAACGCCGCCGGTCGCACGGCGCAGCCCATCTGGCTGACCGAAAGTGTATCGTACAAGTTTGTGCTGATGACCTCGGCAAACGTCGTAATCGGCACGTACGACGATATTGCCGGCGTCAATGACTTTAGCATTGAAGGCATCAACTGGTCGGACATCCTCGGCACGCCGACGACCCTTTCGGGGTACGGCATTACGGACGCGTTGTCTACGGCCTCGGCCGCTGCAATTTACGCCCCGATTGCGAGCCCGAC